CTTTATTTTTTCCCCGGGGGAATTTTTGAAAAACGCAGATTATATTTAAGGTAACATCTGAGAGGGCTCACTTCTAAACTGTCATGTTAATGATGCTTATGCATCTTTTTCACTCCTTTCAATGTTAAGTGTCTATTGGTATAACAGAGCCCTCTTAGATGTTACCTTAAACTGTGTTGAAACTAATAACAAACATTTAAAGGAGCGCTATAAAATTATTAGAGAGGAGGCGATAAAGGTGGCGAAAGTTGGTAAAAACACCACTAGTTCTTCTAACACTCGTAAGATCAGACCTGCTATAACACCGGAAGCTAGAGAGAACCAACTGATATCTTTAGCCATCGATTTGGTCGAACAAAGATTAATAGACGGTACAGCCTCATCTCAAGAGACTACGCATTTTTTAAAGTTAGGTTCTTCAAAAGCTATGCTTGAGAAAGAGAAACTTGCTAAAGAGAACGAGTTGTTAAAAGCTAAGACTGAAGCTTTAGAATCAGCTAAAGAAGTCGAAAAGCTTTATAAAGAGGCTCTTAAAGCTATGCGTGAATATAGTGGGAATGGTGATCCAGATGATTATTAAAACATATTCAGAATTAATGCAGCTGGAAACTTTCGAAGAACGCTATGAGTATTTGCGTGTTGGTGGAAGAGTCGGCGAAGAAACTTTTGGATTTGATAGATACCTCAATCAGAAGTTCTATCAAAAAGATCAAGAATGGTTGGATGCTCGTGAATTTGTAATTATCCGTGATAATGGATGTGATCTAGGATGTCCGGATAGAAAAATTCCAGATGGAGTAAAGATTTTAGTTCATCATATCAATCCGATTACGATGGAAGATATTATAAACCGTAACCCAAAGTTATTCGATCCTGAGAATCTTATCTCTACTATTAAGGTTACTCATGATGCGATTCATTACGGTAATGAAGACTTACTCTATAAAGATCCGATCGAAAGGAGTAAAAACGATACGTGTCCATGGCGACGCGGTTAAAAGGAGGAAACAAAATGGAAAACATTAATTACACAAAGTTTAGTGAAGACAAGAAGATCGAAACTCCAGTAGTGGAAGAAACTATAGTTGAAGAAGAGGTTGAAGTAACTGAGACGGAAACTCCGGAAGTGGAAGAACCTGTAGTTGAAGAAACTGAAGAAAAGATCGAAGAGGAAGAAGTAGAAGAAACTGAAGAACCTGTAATCGGTGTTGTAGTTAATTGCTCAAGACTGAACGTTCGTGGAAAAGCTTCAACCGATGCAGAAGTTCTTAAGATTATCGATGCTGGCGCACAGGTAAAGATCTACGAAGAAGAATCAACTGAAGAATTCTACAAAGTCCTTAGTGGTGGAATTGTAGGTTTCTGTATGAAGGAGTTCATCGAGATATAGTAACAAAGAGGTGTTTATATGGAAAGTATACTGACATCAATTAGAACGATGCTTGGGCCGGGTGAAACCTATACTCATTTCGATCCAGAGATCATCATACATATCAACTCCGCATTAGCGGAACTTAACTCGCTAGGTGTTGGGCCGAAAGAAGGATTTGAGATCGAGGATGATTCGGCTACATGGGAAGAGTTCCTAGGTGAATTTCCAAAACCTAAAACGCTTAATAATGTTAAGACCTATGTATACTTGAGTGTAAAATTGGATTTCGATCCTCCTACTAACTCAACTGTATTAAAGTCATATGAAGAAAAGATGAAGAAGCTTGAATGGAAGCTCAACGCAGCAGTTGATCCTGAACCTAAAGAAGAGTAGGAGGTGAAAATTCAAAATGGAAAACAGAGAAATAATTATTAGTGGTGAATTAAAACATCACGGTGTAAAAGGTATGAAGTGGGGTGTCAGAAGATTCCAGAATAAAGACGGCACACTCACTAATGCTGGTAAACAAAAAAGAAGACAATCAGAAGATCACGTTAGAGCCAAAGAACTGAAAAAGAAAAAGTTAAGTCAGCTGAGTAATGCTGAACTTAAGGAACTTAATAATAGAATGAATCTGGAAAGCCAGTACAGGAATCTTAAAAGACAGAATGTTTCCGCTGGTCAAAGATTTGTTCGAGATGTGGCGTATGAAGCTGCAAAGAATACCGCTTCCGAATACGCTAGAAAGTATGCTAAAGAAGGTATTAAGTTCGTTTCCAGTAAAGCTGTATCAGGAATTTACATAAAGCGAAACGGACACGTATGAGGTGGTGAATGATAATGAGTGATAATTATTTATCCCACTATGGCGTTAAAGGTATGAAGTGGGGTCGTAGAAAAGGCGTCGCTGATTCACATGGACGAGTTACGTATAATCCAATTTCTAAACGTAAGATCGCTCAACAGGAACGAATGAAAAAGATAGCTGAGAAAGAATTAGGGCGAAAAGTTAAAGAGGATGATTTTGCTTTTGATATTACGCGAAAAGGTATTAAACAAGTTAAAAAGATCGATGCTCAAAAACAACGTTATGAAAATGTTAAAAAAGAATCTGATCCGGTTTTTGGTTATATGCGTGGTCGTGATGTTGTTCGTAACACTCATTTAAGCGATAAGCAAATGGATAGAATAATTAAAAAGTTGGAAAAAGATCCTACGTTATCAGCAAAGTCTTTACAAGAAATAGAGCTCGAGAAAAATGTCAAAATTCAGAGAGGCAAAAAATTCGTTTCTATTTTTTTAATATGAATACGTGAGAAAATAATCAACAAACAAAAGGAGTTAAATTATGGCATTATCGAATACTGCAACGCCTAAGTATTACGGTCAATTTCGAGATGCCGTAATGAGAGGTGAAATACCAGTAAACAAAGAAATCTCAATGGAGATGAACCGAATAGATGATTTAATTGCAAACCCTGGGGTCTATTACGATGACCATGCTATCCAGGGTTTTATTAATTATTGTGAGAAAGAACTTACATTAACTGATGGCGAGGATCTTCATCTATTGGATACATTCAAACTTTGGGCTGAACAGATCTTTGGTTGGTATTACTTTGAAGATAGAAGTATTTATGAACCGAATCCGGATGGTCGTGGTGGAAGGTATGTTAATAAGAGAATCAAGAAACGATTAACTAAGAAACAATACCTTATAGTAGCCAGAGGTGCTGCTAAGTCAATGTATGCTTCGTGTATACAGAGTTTCTTTCTAAATGTTGACACCAGTACGACTCATCAGGTTACTACAGCTCCAACAATGAAGCAGGCAGATGAAGTGTTATCACCGATTCGTACTGCTATTACCAGAGCAAGAGGTCCATTGTTCCAGTTTCTCACGGAAGGTTCTCTTCAGAATACTACCGGATCGAGAGCTAATCGTGTCAAATTAGCATCTACCAAGAAAGGGATTGAAAACCTCCTGACCGGTTCATTACTCGAAGTAAGACCGATGAGTATTGACAAACTTCAAGGTTTAAGATGTAAGGTTTCGACTATCGACGAATGGCTTTCCGGTGATGTTAGAGAAGATCCCGTTGGTGCTATCGAGCAGGGTGCTAGTAAGGAGCAGGGTGGCGGTAAGAATGATGATTATCTTATCATAGCTATCAGTTCTGAAGGTACTGTTCGTAATGGATGCGGCGATACAATCAAAATGGAGTTAACGGAGATCCTTAAAGGTGATTACTATGCTCCTCATGTATCGATTTGGTGGTATAAACTCGACGATATTGAAGAAGTATCCGAACCCGATAAATGGATAAAAGCCAATCCTAATCTCGGAAAGACTGTAAGTTATGAAACTTATCAGTTGGACGTGGAAAGAGCTGAGAAGAACCCAGCTGCTAGAAACGATATTCTGGCTAAGAGATTCGGTATTCCAATGGAGGGTTATACATACTACTTCACTTATGAAGAAACTCTTCCGCATAGAAGAAGAGATTATTGGCGTATGCCATGTGCGCTGGGCGCCGACCTTTCACAAGGCGACGACTTCTGCGCATTTACATTCTTATTCCCATTAGCGAATGGTGCATTTGGAATTAAGACTCGAAACTACATTTCATCAACCACATTAATGAAGTTACCGTCTGCGATGAGACAGAAGTATGAGGATTTCATGAAAGAAGGTAGTTTGGTGGTTCTTGAGGGAACCGTATTGGATATGATGGAAGTTTATGATGACTTAGATAATCATATTATTAATACGAACTATGATGTTCGATGTTTCGGGTTTGACCCATACAATGCTAGAGAATTCGTTGAAAGATGGGAAAGAGAAAATGGACCATTTGGTATAGAAAAAGTTATACAGGGCGCTAGAACGGAGTCTGTTCCTTTAGGCGAGTTGAAGAAACTCTCAGAGGAAAGGCTTCTTTTATTTGACGAAGATTTAATGTCCTTCGCAATGGGGAACTGTATCACTCTTGAAGATACGAATGGTAATAGAAAGCTAATGAAGAAGCGATATGACCAGAAGATCGACGCGGTTGCCGCTATGATGGACGCTTATGTCGCTTATAAGTTGAACAAAGAAGCGTTCGAATAGGAGGTGACGCTTTGAGTGATAATTATTTATCCCACTATGGCGTTAAAGGTATGAAGTGGGGTGTAAGAAGACATCAAAAGAATCGTAGGGTTGAGAAAGCTCAAAAAGTTTTAACAAGACTCGATAAAATGCAAGACGATAAGAAACGAATGTCGAGCATGAATGCTTCTCAAAAACAGTCATATCAAAACGCTAAAAAGTATTGGAAAGAAGTAGAAAAGTCCGGACAGTATCGAGGTAATAAAACACAAAGAAATATTATAAAACGTGCGTACGACGAAAGTAGAAGTAAATCTTTTAAAGAACGAGTAAGCGAAAACGTTGCTAAATCCGCCGCACAAATAGCAGTGCAAGCATATGTACAAAAGATGCTTAGTAAAAATACAGGCATGGATTTAAAAATGGATTGGACTTCGGCTGGACGCGATTTTGTTGTTAATAATACCCAAAATCTTTTAGTCGATGAAATTTTAAACAAATCATTCGGACATTTCTAAGTGAGGTGAAAAATTCAAAATGGAAAACAGAGAACTTATGCATTACGGCGTTAAAGGAATGCGTTGGGGTCATAGGAAAACTTATAGATCAGCCGTTAAAACGGCAAATTCCGCGGCTGATGCAGCTAGAAAAGAAACATTAAAAAATACTAGTCGTATTGGTAATTCGACTTATCAAAGACATAGAAAAGCAAATGTTGCCGCTAATAAAGCTTATATGGATTCTATGAAAAAATCCAAAGCTGAAGCAAAAGCGGCTAGAGTTTCTGAAAAAAACGCAAATCCGAATAAAGGTTTATCTGATAAACAGAAGAAAGCTGTAAAAGTTGGAGCCGCGGCTGCTGGTACCGTTTTAGCGGCTTATGGAGCTTATAAATTAGTGAATATGAAAAGTGATAAAATCATGTTAGCTAGAGGAGAAGCTAATGCTAAGAGGTTTATAAACGATAATACTATTCGTGAAATGAAAGTCGGGAAAGATACGGCTACTTTTACTAATGGTATGGGTTTTAAAACAAACGTAACATTCAAGAATGGCGTGAATGCTAATCAGGCGGCTATTGATTATAAGAAAAATTTTAACAATGCGGTAGTAGACAGAGCTTCAGAAATTAAAAGAGGGGTAAGAAGAACTGCTGATAATATGACCTTTAAGCAAAAGTCTAGAAACGTATACGATTATTATCGTAAAAAATATAGATAAACGGAGGTAAATCCATATGGGCTTTAAAGACAGATTACAACACGGATGGAACGCCTTTATGAATAAAGATCCGACCGTGGAGTATAGAGATGCTGGTAATTCGTATTTTTATAGACCGGATCGTCCTCGATTCAGCAGAGGAAATGAAAAGTCAATCGTGAACTCTATCTATAATCGTATAGCTTTAGATGTCGCAGCGATTGATATTTTCCATTGTAAACTCGACGATGAAGGTAGATACATAGAAACTATCGATTCTGGCCTCAATAATTGCCTGAATATCGAGGCAAATATCGACCAGTCCGGTAGAGCTTTCAAACAGGATATTGTACAGACAATGTTTGATGAGGGCTGTATAGCTATCGTTCCGGTTGACACGACGCTGAATCCAAAAGTTACCGGATCTTACGATATCAACACTATGCGAGTTGGTACGATTACTCAATGGTATCCGAAACATGTAAAAGTAAAACTCTATAATGATCGAACCGGTAATAAAGAAGAAGTCATACTTCCTAAGAAAATGGTTGCTATTGTTGAGAATCCTTTATATGCGGTTATTAATGAGCCGAACTCTACCATGAAGCGTCTTATAAGAAAGTTAAATCTCTTAGACCAGATCGATGAACAAAGCGGTTCTGGAAAATTAGATTTAATCATTCAGTTACCTTACGTTATTAAGTCGGATGCTAGAAGACAGCAGGCGGACCAGAGGCGTAAGGATATTGAAATGCAATTATCGGGATCTAAGTATGGGATTGCCTATACGGATGGTACCGAACGTATAACACAGTTGAATCGTCCTGTCGAAAACAATCTATTGAAGCAGATTGAATACTTAACGAGCATGCTATACAGCCAGTTAGGAATCACTCAAGCGATCATGGATGGTACTGCCGATGAAAAGACGATGCTTAACTATTATAGTCGTACTATCGAACCGATAATTTCAGCTATTGTTGATGCTATGAAGAGAACGTTTCTCACGAAAACAGCTCGGTCACAGAAGCAATCAATTATGTTCTTCAGAGATCCGTTCAAACTTGTACCTATTGCCGAATTAGCGGAAATCGCTGACAAGATGACAAGGAATGAGGTTATGACTTCAAATGAAATCAGGCAGAAGATGGGTATAAAGCCATCCGCTGATCCAAAGGCTGATGAACTCAGAAACAGCAACTTGAATCATCCGGAAGAAGAAATGTATCCGTCTGAAGAATATGTGACCGATGACTACTTTGAAGAAGGAGGAGAAATTCAAAATGGCTAACTATCATTTTAGTGGATGGGCCACCAGAAACGATTTGGAATGCGGCGATGGTAGAACTATTCGCAGAAACGCTTTCAAAGGTAATGATGGCATGACCGTACCACTGATTTGGAACCATGAGCATAACGATCCTAATGCGGTTTTAGGTCACGCTTTACTTGAAAATCGTGATGAAGGCGTATATGCATATGGAACTTTCAATGACACTGAAGCTGGTCAGGCTGCTAAACAGCTGGTTATGCATGGTGATGTTAGATCACTATCTATCTGGGCTAATAAGCTTAAGCAGATTGGCGGAGATGTTATTCATGGAAATATCCGTGAACTGAGCCTTGTATTAGCAGGTGCTAATCCTGGCGCTTTCATCGATTCCATAATGGCTCACGGTGATGATGGGGAAGAAGAAATGATCATCTCTTATGATGAACATATCATGCTCTATCATTCCGACGAACCAAAGGAAGAAGAAAAAGAAGAACCTGAAAAGAAAGAAGAAACTTTGGCGCATGCTGAAGAAGACGAGAAGGGAGAAACCAAAGTGAGCGAAGCAAAGGAAAAGACTGTTCAGGAAGTTTTTGATGAATTAAACGAAGAACAGAAAACAGTAGTATATGCTATGATTGGCGCTGCTCTCGAAGAAGGTGGCGTTGAAGATGTTGAACATTCCGAAGGAGGAGAAGATTATATGTCACACAATGTATTTGATCAGTCAGAAGTAAATCAGGGTGCTGTACTTTCACACGCAGATCAGGAAGCAATCATGAAATTGGCTAAGGAAAGCGGCATTGGTAGCTTTAAGAAGGCGCTTGAAATTTACGCTGATGAAATGGGACTGATGCACTCAGAAGATAATGTTGGTGTATTCGAAAACTATGAAGTACTGTTCCCAGAACTCGAACTAATCACAAAGGGCGAGCCTGAAACACTGTGGAAGTACGATCAGAGCTGGGTTGGACCTGCTCTTCAGAAGATCCATAAGAGCCCATTCAGCAGAATCAGAACTAGACATGCAGATGCTAGACTGGCTGAACTGAAGGCTAAGGGTTATCAGAAGAAGGGTGACGAAAAGAAGGTTATGAACCAGATCACTATGATCAACAGAGAAACTACACCTCAGACTATCTATATTAAGGATAGCCTCCACAGAGACGATGTAGTTGACGTAACAGACTTCGACATCGTTGCATACGAATGGAAGGTTATGAGAAAGATGCTGGATGAGACTCTCGTTCTGGCTGCAATGGTTGGTGATGGTAGAGAACTCGACGATCCAGACAAGATTAAGGAAGGAAATGTTCGTCCAATCTGGAAGGATAACGAAGAATACACAATTCACTACGATGTAGACATCGAAGCTATGAAAAAGGAACTTCAGGGTACTGAAACTGGACAGCACTTCGGCGATAACTACATCTATGCAGAATCTATCATCCAGTCAGCTCTGTATGCGAGAGAAAAGTTCAAGGGAACTGGTACGCCAGACTTCTATTGCACACCACATCTCGTAAACGTAATGCTGCTGGCTAGAGACCTGAATGGTAGAAGAATCTACGATTCCAAAGCCGATCTGGCCAAGGCTCTGAACTGTAACTCAATCGTTGAAGTAGAACACTTTGAAGGTCTCGTAAGAGAAACTGAAGATGGTGATAAGAAGGAACTGCTCGGTCTGTTCGTAAACCTGAATGACTACACATTCGGTGCAACAAGAGGCGGAGAAATCACTAAGTTCGAAGACTTCGATATCGACTTCAACCTGAAGAAGTTCCTGCTGGAAACTAGAGTATCTGGTTCCCTGTATAAGCTGAAGTCAGCAATCGCACTGGAAAAGCCAGTTAACGAAGCTGCTGCTGGTTAAATCTAAAGGAGAAAATTCAAAATGGCGAAATACTATGGAGCGGTCGGCTATGCTGTAAGAGTAGAAACTAAACCCGGTGTATGGAAGGATGAAATAATAGAACGTAAATACGTTGGTGATTATACTCGTCCGTGGTCCAGTAGGGTTACATCATCTGGTGAGGTGAATGATGATATCGTCATCGAGAATGCGATTAGCATAGTGGCCGACCCATATGCCTATGAACATTTTCACAACATTAAATACGTAATATCTATGGGTGCTAAATGGAAAGTCACATCGGTTGAAGTTCAGCACCCTAGAATTATATTGACTACTGGAGGGATATACAATGGCGAGTAGACTTGAACTGCATACACATTTAACATCGCTACTCGGAAGCAAGGACGTATATTTCCAAAAACCAGAGTCGATGAACATGAAGTATCCAGCCATCAAATATTCGTTGAGTAAATTCGACGATAAGTATGCCAATAATGCGGTGTACAAATCGATGACAAGATACGAAATTATACTCATGGATAGAGACCCTGACAGCGAATTTGTCAAGAAATTGAAAGATACACAGTATTGTTCATTTGACCGACATTACACTGCCGACGGTCTTAACCATTGGGTATTCACGTTATATTGGTAAAAACAACAAGGAGGAAATAAACTATGCCTAAATTAGTATGGGATCAGCTCGGTGAACGTGTATATGAAACTGGTGTTGAACAGGGCGCTATTTATCCTATGACTGGCTCTACATATGGAGCTGGTGAAGCATGGAATGGTCTTACTGCTGTAACAGAAAGTCCTTCAGGTGCAGAAGTAACACCTATCTATGCGAATGATAAGAAGTATGCTGAACTTGTTTCTGCTGAAGAACTCGGTGGAACAATCGAAGCGTATACATATCCTGATGGATTCGCTGAGTGTAATGGTGAAAGAGCCATCGCAAGGGGAGTTAAGGCTGGTCAGCAGACTCGTAAGCCATTCGGTATGGTATATAAGTCACTGATCGGTAATGACACAGAAGGTATCAAATATGGTTATAAACTGAACATCGTTTATAACGTTAGAGTATCACCATCTGAGAAAGCTAACAACACTATCAATGATTCACCAGAAGCAGCAACTATGTCATGGGAATTCACAACTACACCTATCGAAATCGCTGGCTTCGAGCCATCATCAAAGCTGACTATCGATTCTACAGATGCCGATCCAGCTAAGCTCAAGTCTCTGGAAGAAATTCTGTATGGAAGTGAAGATGAAGAACCAAGACTTCCTATGCCTGATGAAATCATGACTCTTATGGGAGAAGTAGCAGCAGGCTAAAACTATAACTCTATAAATCTTAAAGACCCTGCTAATTAACGGCGGGGTCTTATTTCTTTTTAATTGAAAGGAGAACACAAATGGTAAAAGAAACTATTACTTACACAAATTACAATGGCGTTGAAGTAACAGAAGATTTCTACTTTAATCTTACTAAAGCAGAAGTTACAGAAATGGAATTAAGTATCGATGGTGGCTTGGCTGAAATGCTTACTAGAATAGTTGCAGCTAAAGACGCACCTACTATCATTAATACATTCAAAGAATTCGTACTGAAGTGTTATGGCGAGAAGTCCCCAGACGGTAAGTACTTCATGAAGGAAGACGAAAATGGAAGACCACTTTCAGATAAATTCAAACATACTGAAGCATATTCAATTGTATTCATGAAGCTCGCTTTCGATGCGGATGCAGCGGCTAAATTCATTAATAATGTAATACCTAAAGATTTAGCTAGTGCCGTTCCAACTCCAGTAGCAGAATAGAACGAATGGAGGAGTGAGAATGCTTCGAATAACCGTACCCGGTGGCGAATTATGGGACGAAGGAAAGCTCGAATTCGTTTATGCAAAAGATCAACAATTACAGCTAGAACATTCTCTCGTCTCTCTTTCAAAATGGGAATCAAAATGGAATAAACCGTTTATCTCTAAAGAAGAGAAAACGTTCGAAGAAACTATAGATTACATAAAATGTATGACGCTCACGCAGAATGTAAAGCCTGAAGTGTACACTAGGCTTACAGAACAGAATCTTAATGAAATAACGGATTATATTAATGCGCCGATGACAGCGACAATCCTTTCTACCAGTAAGAATAAGGAGGTTAATCGCGAAATAATAACATCGGAGATTATCTATCATTGGATGATAGCGTTAGATATTCCTTTTGAGTGTCAAAAATGGCATCTCAATCGTCTTATTAAACTAGTTGAAGTAGTTGGTATCAAGAATGCTCCGGAAAAGAAGATGAGCACAAAAGAAACTACTGAATATTACGCTAGATTAAATGCGGAGCGAAGGAAGAAGTTGAATTCGAAAGGATAAGTAATATGATAAGTTTCAGACAAAAGGGTGATTTTTCCAAAACCACACGATACTTACAAAAAGCAAAAGATGCCGCCATTCTTCAAGTTCTTGAGAAGTATGGAAGTGAAGGTGTGGCCGCTCTTGCGTCTGCGACGCCGATTGATTCGGGTGAAACCGCCAATTCTTGGTATTACGAGGTTGGTAAATCAAACGGATCATACACGCTTGCTTTTTGTAATTCGCATATTAACAAAGGTGTTCATATTGCAATAGTTATACAGTATGGGCATGGTACAGGAACTGGTGGTTGGGTAGAGGGTCGAGATTATATCAACCCTGCTATCCAGCCTATTTTTGACACAATAGCAAATGAAGCATGGAGGGAGGTTACCGAATTATGAGCACAACTATCGATAATAAAGTTGTTGAGATGCGGTTTGATAACAAACATTTCGAATCAAACGTTTCAACAACTTTGTCATCGCTCGAAAAACTTAAACAAAGTTTAAATCTCTCAGGCGCAACTAAGGGTTTAGAAGGCGTACAAGCTGCTGCAAAGAACGTCGATATGTCGGGTCTTGGTAACGCGGTAGAAACTGTGCGAACTAGATTCTCAGCGCTTCAAGTAATGGCGGTAACCACTCTTGCTAACATTACAAATTCGGCAGTTAATACGGGCAAAAGAATGATAAGCGCTCTGACCATTGATCCGATTAAAACTGGTTTCCAGGAATATGAAACACAGATGGGAGCAATACAGACTATCTTAGCCAATACAAAACACGAAGGTACTAACCTTAAAGATGTTAATGGTGCATTGGATGAGCTTAATACATATGCCGATAAAACGATTTATAACTTCACGGAAATGACTCGTAATATCGGTACATTCACAGCTGCCGGTGTTAAACTGGATACTTCGGTATCATCCATCAAGGGTATTGCTAACTTGGCGGCGATATCCGGTTCGACAAGCCAACAGGCAAGTACAGCGATGTATCAGCTTTCCCAGGCATTGGCTGCTGGTAGAGTATCGCTTATGGACTGGAATTCAGTTGTTAACGCTGGTATGGGCGGTAAGGTGTTTCAGGATGCATTAAAACGTACTGCTGAAAATCAGGGTAAAAATGTCGATGAAATGATCAAGAAATATGGATCATTCAGAGAATCACTTACAAAAGGTGAATGGCTCACTGCTGAAGTATTGACCGAAACCCTTACGCAACTTTCCGGAGCATATTCTGAAGCAGACTTGATTGCTCAAGGATATACGAAGAAACAAGCTAAGGAAATTTTAGAATTAGCAAATACAGCTGTTGATGCGGCTACAGAAGTTAAGACCGCAACACAGTTATTCGATACTCTTAAAGAATCCGCTCAATCTGGTTGGGCGCAAACTTGGAGAATCCTTGTTGGTGACTTTGAAGAAGCAAAGAAATTACTTACCGGTATATCCGAATCCGTAGGTGGTATGATCGGTAAAATGTCAGAAGCACGTAATAATCTTCTTCAAGGATGGAAAGACATGGGTGGTCGTCAGGTTCTTATTGACGGTCTCTATAATGTTTTCCAAGGTTTGTTAAGTATTCTCAAACCTATAGGAGAAGCATTTAGAGAAGTATTTCCACCTATGACTGCAAAACAACTTCTTAAATTCACAGAAGGTTTTAAGAAACTTACCGAAAGTTTCAAAATAAGCGATGGCGCTGCCGACAAACTTAAAAGAACTTTCAAAGGAATATTCTCAATATTTGACATATTCGGAAAAGTATTATCTGCGGTCGCAAAAGGAATAGGCTCCTTATTCACTTCAGGAGGAGTGTCTGGTGTACTAGAACTCATACTTAGTGTGACGGCTGCAATCGGTGATATTTTCACAGCCATCAATAATGGATTCAGCGGAAAAGGTCTTTCCGGTATGTTTACTGGAATATCAGAGGTGATAAGCGGTCTTGTACACGGTTTAACTGGTTTTGGTGATGCTGTATCCGGAATAGGTAAGGTTGTATCAGATGTTGTTGGTGGTATAGTTGACGCATTTAAAACCGCTTTTACATGGATAACAGATAACGTTTCAATGGGTGACGTTTTCGCCGGTTTAGCTGGTGGCGGTATATTTATGGCTGGAAAGAAATTGTCCGGATTGTTCGAGAATTTGAGCGGTCTTATGGATAAAGGTCTTTTAGGACTTATATTCGGCGGTGGTGATAAAGATAATGATGTTGTTAAATTCAGAGATGTTTTGGGTTCTGTAAAAGAAACATTAGGCGCGTTTACTAGCGGTATAAAGATTGGATCTTTAGTTGCTATAGCGGGCGCTATTGCTATATTATCAGGAGCTCTTAAAAACATATCAACATTAAACGTGACAGATATTATGAAATCGTTAACCGCGATTGGTATCATGTTTGCTATGCTAACCACATCATTCAAATCGATAACTAAATCACTCGATCTGTTTGGTGGAAAGGGCACTATTAAAGCCGGAATCGCATTAATGATGATGGCTAAAGCTATAGATATATTAGCAGACGCTATGAAGGAAATGTCCGGACTATCGTTCGGTGAAATCGTCAAAGGACTTGTAGGAATCGGCGGTGGAATGGCGGCGCTTGCATTGGGTCTGAAAGCTATAAACGGTGTTAAAATTAAAGTAACTACTATATTGGCTATAGGTGCATTGGCGAGTGCTTTAAAGACAATCGGTGAAACACTGATCGATCTATCCGCGATGTCCTGGGGTGAAATAGGTCGAGGAATAACTGCTATGGCTGGTTCTTTAGCGGTATTCATAGGCGCTATTAAAATTCTCGAAAAAGCAGGCGGGTTTAAATCGCTCGTAGGTAGTGTAAGTTTGGTTATTGCGGCAAAATCCTTAGGTGATATAGCCGATGCTTTATCCGAATTAGGTGGATTAACCTGGGATGAAATAGGACGGGGTTTAACCGCTATGGGTGGCGCTTTAACCGAATTAAGTGTTATCACCGGTTTACTCGGTAAACTTGCAGGTTTCTCAGGATTACTTGGCGCTATGACAATAGCTACAGCAGCAAATGCTCTTGGTGATATTGCAAGTGCTTTAGGTGAAATGGGAATGTTGTCCTGGCGTGAAATAGGACGAGGACTTACTGCTATGGGCGGTGCTTTAACAGAGTTGGCTGTTATAACCGGATTACTCGGTAAACTTGCTGGTGTTTCTGGATTAGTCGGCGCTGTAGCACTCGTTGTCACTGTGCAAGCTCTTGGAGATATAGCAGATGCTTTCCAGAAGTTTGTAGGATTAACCTGGGATGAAATCAAAATGGGACTAGTTGGTATGGGCGGTGCGCTCGCCGAAGTTGGCATTATAACGGGTTTACTCGGTAAACTTGCAGGTTTCTCAGGATTACTTGGCGCAGGATCTATATTAATAGTCGTTCAGAGTCTCGGTGATATTGCCGATGCTCTTAAGAAGTTTGGTTCTATGACATGGGACGAAATAAAACGAGGACTTACTGGTATGGGATTAGCCCTTACGGAAGTAGCTGTTATTACTGGTACACTTGGAGCTTTAGCCGGTTTATCCAGTTTAGTTGGTGCCGGTTCTATATTATTAGCTGTACAAGGCTTGGGTGATATAGCGGATGCTCTTAAGAAATTTGGCGAAATGTCCTGGGATGAAATAGGACGGGGTTTAACCGCTATGGGCGCTGCGCTTGGCGAGATAGCTCTTGGTGGAGTATTAAACACGTTTTCAATAATAGGTTCAATGTCGATATCAAAAGTCGCAGAACCTTTAGGTATATTAGCAGATTCGGTTAAGAAATGGTCTGGAGTAAAGGTCCCAGAGCATTTAGGTTTCCAACTCATGGCGCTTGCTGATGGTGTTACTGCTTTCACATTCGGTGGCTTTGGCGCTTCCGCAATAGCTGAAGTCGCAGCCCCTTTAGGTGTTATGGCTGGATCTGTTAAAAAATGGGCGGATGTTATTGTCCCTGAAAATCTCGGAAGTCAACTCGAATCGTTGGCAAAGGGAGTTAAGAAGTTTACATTTGGGGGTATGGGTGCTTCAGCTATATCTGAAGTTGCCGCTCCTTTAGGTACTCTTGCCGGTTCGGTTAAGAAATGGACTGGAGTAGCAATACCTGATACTTTAGGAACTCAATTAGAATCACTTGCGGATGGTGTAAAATCATTTAGTTGGGCGTTCATGGGTGCTTGGTCCATCGATACATTAGCCGGTCCACTTGGAACATTGGCGTCTTCCGTTAAAAAATGGAATGGTGTTACTATTCCTGAAAACTTAGGTGATCAGTTGGATAAACTCGCTTCTGGAGTTAAATCATTCAGTTGGGCGTTTATGGGTAGCTGGTCTATCAGTTCGTTAGCAGGACCTCTTGGTAAACTCGCATCTTCTGTTAAGAAATGGTCTGGTGTAAAAGTGCCAAAGGGTTTGGGTGGTCAGTTAAAATCGCTTGCGAACGCCGTAAAGTCATTCTCTGGTATTAGTGATATTAATAGCGCAACCAAGGGATTGAGTTCTATAGCTGGTTCTATAACCAAATTATCAAACGTTAAAATTAAAACCATAGCATCAGGGCTTAACAGCTTCTCTGATTCTTTGACTAAATTAGGAAGCGCTAGTGGTTCTATATCTGGATTAGGAAGCGCTCTCACATCTAACATTGTTAAACCGCTTAATAATCTTGGACCTAAAGTCAAAGGCGCTGGAACTAAGATAGTTAGCTCATTAGCTAGTGGCATAAAATCCAGTAGTGCTGTTAAAACTGCTGCTAACAATATAGTAAACACTGCATCTAAATCGGTCGATTCCAAGTCATCAAACTTTAAAAATGCTGGTGTGAAACTAGTGTCTAGTTTAGCGAAAGGAATCGAATCCAAGAAGAGTAGTGTTAAAAACGCTTCTATATCTGGGGTTAAATCCGGACTTACTGCTGTTAAAGGTTATCGTGATGATTTCCGCAGCGCTGGTGCATCTATAGCACAGGGATTGGCTAATGGTATGAACTCTATGAAGCGAGAAATAGCGAACGCCGCCGATGAAATGGCAAGATCAGCTGAAAAAGCAACTAAAGCACGACTTCAGATAAACTCACCATCGAAGAGATTTATCCCTATCGGTGCTGGTATACCAGAGGGACTTATTGTTGGTATGACAAGTCTCGGTGGTGCTATTAAAAGAGCTGCTATTTCTATGGGTAATGGCGCTGTAGATAATACAAAGAAGGCTATATCACGTATAGCGGATGTTGTTGGATCTGATGTGGATACTCAACCAACAATCAGACCTGTTCTTGATCTAAGCGATGTTAGATCGGGAGCTGGAGCTATTAATGGTATGTTTGGAATGACACCATCCATCGATGTATTATCTAACATTGGTGCGGTTAGCTCCATGATGAATAGTAGAATTCAAAATGGCGGAAATGGAGATGTTATTTCTGCTATCAACAAACTTGGAAAGACTCTCGGAAACATTGGTGGAAATACATACAATGTCAACGGAGTTACTTATGATGACGGTACAAACGTCTCTAATGCAGTTCAGGAACTGGTTAGAGCAGCAAGAGTAGGAAGGAGGGCCTAAAAATGGCAGTGTCATGTCGCATACAATCTAAGAATATTAAGATTTATAGACAAGGCGGAAGTGATAACTTCTTTGTAAGTTGGGCCCTCACTTCGGCCCAAAAGAAGAGAAAAATAAGCCGATATGTATATAGTACTTCTAAAAAGAAGAAGGTAAAGACCACTAAAAAGTTCCCCGATGTAATCGATAGCTATACGGTCAAATGGTATTATCGATCAAGTAAAGGTGGCACATGGTATCTCGATAAAACAATCAGCGATTTAAAAGTAAGAAGTACCAGTCATGATCTTTGGTCTCCGCCTCCTGAAGCTAGAGAATTAAGAGTATCTGTTAGACCTATAGCTAAGACGTATAAAACTAATAAAAGCGGTTCTACTGCTCGTTGGTTTAGTGTCGACTCTACGCTTAAGATTGATTCTGATTATGACGAATATCCACAGACACCGTCTATTGGTGAATTCAGTATTGACAATAAAACATTGAAGGCTCAAGTTATTGTTGATCTTACGAATTTCGATAGATTGGAAACTAGTGCGGTTCGTCTTCAGGTTTACAGAAACGGTAATACTCTTTTAAGATTTACTGGAAGTACTCAAACTACCGGTAAAGGTGAATATTATATTGAGAAAAAATTTACGAAAAGTAATCCGATTCCAAGTTCGGGTATCGTGAATTTTACTGGTATAAAATTATCGACTGCTAGTAGTTACCAAGTAAGAGGAGCGGTCGCTTCGTATGACGGTACTAATGCGCAAAGCGGAAGTTATAAATGGTCCGAGTACTCGGCATGGTCGAGTTCTATTGACGCTAGACCTAACGCTCCGACACTTAAGAAAGTTGAAGCGGTCGCTGCTGATCAAGTAAAAGTTACCTGGTCTAGTATAACGAATATAACAAAATACGAAATAGAGTATGCTAGTGATAATAAGAGTTTTACTAGCGGTACATATCAAACTGCTTCTGTAGAAGATACAACTACTCATATCATATCAGGTCTTGAATCGGGACATACTTGGTATTTCCGTGTTAGATCGGTTAATGATTCCGACAAATCAAGTCCAAGTAAGATTTTGAGTACTGTACTCGCGGTTAAACCGTCACCACCTACTACATGGTCGTCGGTTAACGTCGCTAGTATAAAAGCCATGATCGAAGATACAAATCCATTATATTTATACTGGACGCATAATTCGGCGGACGGTTCTGCTGAAAGATATGCGAAATTTGTATTTACCATAAACGGAACAAAGTATTATCGTACCATTATTAATGGTGATAAAGATGAATATGGCGATTATATTGACGTTGTATCAGATGTTAATTTTTGGACTTGGGAATTATATACCGATGAAGCTAATACTACATTAGCTGGAACAGGTTATGATTTATTTAGGGCTTCTGGGGCCGAAGCATTCAAATGGAAAGTCCGCACAAGAGGTGTTTCCACAGAATACAGCGACTTCTCAATCGAACGTACGATAGAAGTTTACGAAGATCCTAATTTACAGTTAATGATAAGTGATGCTAATGGGGAAATAACTGGTGATACGTTTGTGAGTTTCCCATTGACAGTAGCCGGTACTGTTACACCATCATCACAGATTCCTATAAGTTTCCACATATCTATAATAGCTGGCGGTAGTTATACTACTACCGATATTTATGGAAATGAAATAATGGTATCTGAAGGAACTGAAATATATTCCAAATATATAGACGATAGTATTCTTGATACTACAATAACATCGGCTGACGTCGATTTCTTTACCGATGTACCATACGAATTGAAAGTAGTAGCATATACGGATGCCGGTCTTAACGCTAGTGCCTCACGACAGCTCGAAGCTGATTGGGAAGAAATTGGCGAAACACCAGATGCTACAATCGATTTCAATGAAACTTTCCGTTATGCAACGATAAGACCGTATTGTATGCACTTTATCGGTTATGAAAATGACGATGAAGAAGGTCTTGAAGATTACGATCCAGTTTGTTACGTGGGGACATCTTCGCCTGAAACGGTTGCTAGTGATGCTACTTCAGGAGATATGTACTTCAATACATCAACTAACGAAGTATATTCGTATGGTCCTGACGCATGGAATTATAAGACAACATTTGATTATTCAGATGCATTATCGTGGTATAGCGGGACTGATATAGATGGTGAAACGGATGACGATATCTATCCAAACAGTGGGATTTCACAGTCAGAAGTTAACGATCATTACATCAACACTGCCACCGGTGATATTTTCAGATGCGTTAAATCGGGGGAACCAGATGTCGCTATTTGGGAATATCTATGGAATTGTTTCTGGGAAGTAACACCGAACATCGAACTAGCTATATATCGTAAAGAACCAGGCGGTGGTTATGTAACAATTGCTGAGGAAATTGATAATTCAGTTCAGAGTTCTGATTCTGCTGTTACTTTCAGAGATCCTCATCCTTCATTTAATTCTTGCGTGTATCGTATAGTTGCAAGAAACACAGAAAATGGAGCGATAGGTTACACTGATTTAACTGAAGCGCTGCCTGAATCATCCGTGGTTATCCAATGGGATGAAACATGGAACGATGTGATAGAAAATGAAAACGGAGAGGAATTTGAAGGTTCTATTTTAGAACTCCCTGCAAATATTAAACTCTCAGATTCGAATAATATGGATGTGAATTTCGCAGAATATATTGGTAGAGCGAGACCGGTTGCTTACTACGGTACACAGAAGGGCGAAAAACCATCAATAAATTGCGAGTTCGATAAGAAAGATGCTGAAAAACTCGCTCTTTTACGTCAACTTATGAATTATAGCGGCAACGTATATATTCGAGAACCATCTGGTTTAGGATATTGGGCTAATGTCGCGGTTTCTTATAATAGGGATTATTCCGATCTTACAATACCAGTTACGTTGTCGATCACACCGGTGGAAGGAGGAATCTAAGATGATAGACTGGCTTTCATCGATGTCTCAAACATATGAGTTTTACGAGGTAGATCCAGGTACATGGAAAGATAAAAAACGTCTCACTAACATATTATCCTGCAAGATTTCAAGAGATCTGGATACCGATACTTTATATACGGCAAGTATATCAACTACTGATATATTGGGTGAGATGTATATAAGGGTTTATCTCGTGGTAAATCAAAATGGGGAAACACACAAAGAAGCTTTAGGTACTTTCCTCACACAAACACCGTCTAGATCGTTTGATGGTAAGCAAAACGACATAAGCATTGATGCATATTCTCCTCTTTTAGAGCTGAAAGATAACAAACCGGATTTAGGCTTTACTCTGGTTAAAAATCAAAATATTATGGATAATGTATGTCGTTTAACCGATGATAACATGAGAGCTCCAGTGTTCTCTGTTACCGGTATTACTGATAAATTATCAACCAATTTCACGGCAGAATCCGATGAATCATGGTTGTCTTATTTATCAGCGTTGATGTATAACGTTAATTACAGTTATGGATTGGATGAATCAGGTCGTGTCTTGTTTAACCCTAAGCAGGACACGGCTTCTCTTCAGCCTAAATGGACGTATACAGATGATAACTCATCAATTTTATATCCTGAAGTTACTGAAAAATATGATTTATATAAAGTACCTAATGTCGTTGAAGTCGTATATTCCGGAACCGATGCTAGTGGTAATACTATGATTTTACGAGCTACTGCTATAAATGATGAGGCTTTAAGCCCAACGTCAACTGTATCGAGAGGACGTATTATAAAACATAGAGAAATTAATCCGTCTATTAGTGGTATACCAGATCAGAAATACATCGATTTATATGCTGAGCGATTATTAAAAGAGTTTAATGATGTCGAGCATAAGATCACTTATACTCATGGATATTGCCCGGTAACTATAGGCGAATGTGTTCGTTTGAATTATGAACGAGCTGATTTGACAAATGTTAAAGCTAAAATAATCAGTCAGGATATAGATTGTACTAGTGGCTGTAAGGTCACAGAAACGGCAGTATATACTACGAATTTATGGAAGGAGTGATGAAAATATGTCCAGTCTTCCTATTAATTTAATAAAAGATTTCGTTGAAATGACGGACGATAGTAAACCTGAGAAAAAACAAACTCAGTTTTACGGTACGGCTTCTGTAACGGGGGACGGTATTTATGTAACGTTAGACGGTTCTGAAATATCGACCCCTGTTTCTATGGCTACTGATGCTCAAACTGGTGATCGCGTATTGGTTGAAATTGTTGATCATACGGCCCGTATCATACAGATAGTAGATAAATCCTCATCCGATGTTATTGCTGATCACATCGCTAAAGATGAAATAGGAGTTTTCAAAGATTTACGTGCGGCTACAGCATATACCGATACATTAGTAGCGAGTGATATTACGGCAGATAGTATCGTTGCGGATAGAGCTGAGATTGAAGAATTACAGGCTACTAAAGCGTATGTCAAAGAGTTAGAAGCTGAGAATATTACGGCGGAAAGTATCGTTGCGGATAGAGCCGAGATCAAGAATCTTAAGACTGATAAGTTGTCAGCGACAGATGCGGATCTTAAATACGCCAACATCGACTTCTCGAACATCGGTAAGGCTGCAATGGAGTATTTCTACGCAACTTCCGGTCTTATTAAAGATGTTACAGTCGGAGATCAGACTATCACTGGTCATTTGGTTGGTGTAACTATCAGTGGTGATCTCATCGAAGGTAACACTATTAAAGCCGAGAAGTTAGTAGTAAAAGGCGAAGACGGTCTGTATTATAAACTTAATATTGAAGGCGGTTCGACTACTACTGAAGAAATCACAAAAGAAGATCTTCAAAATGGATTAGATGGTCGCAATATTATCGCCAAATCTATTACTGCAACTCAGATCAAAGTTGACGATCTAGTCGCTTTTGACGCCACTATCGGTGGTTTTAATATTGGCGATGACTCTATATATTCCGGGGTAAAATCATCGATCGACAATACCACTAGGGGTATATACATGGATAATACCGGACAGATTGCATTCGGCGATAGTAGCAACTATCTTAAGTATTTCTTAGATGAGGACGGATATTGGAAACTTGAGATCGCTGCTAAAACTATAACTTTTGGTGGCGGTTCTAAATCTGTCGAGGAAGTAGTCGAAGAGATGAAAACCGAAATGGAAACGATGAAAGATGAGATTACTTGTAATCTTCGTATCGAATCATCTAGAGGAACTGTATTTAAGAATAACGCAGTTTCTACTGTTTTATCGGCAGTAATATATCGTGGTTCTCAGAGAATCACAGACATGGCGACTTTGAAATCTGCAATGGGTTCAAGCGCCTATTTACAATGGAGTTGGCAGCGACTTGACGAAACGAATTACGGAATTATAGCTGCTAATGACTCAAGAATCGGCAATAATGGATTCACATTTACATTGAGCCCAGAAGATGTCGATACGAAAGTTACATTTATGTGTGAATTAATTACGTAAAGGAGAATCAAAATGGCAGTAAAATCAGCTGATCAAATAACGCTTATTGACGTAACTGATGCGTATTCGGTTATATTAACAAGCGAAGCTTACACGTTTGTTGGCGGAACCAACGGTGTTGCAGCTAACAATACTTGTACTACTCAGGCTGTAGCGTTTTGTGGTAATACTCAGTGTCAGTCTGTATCTGTAGATCAGACTAAGATAACATGTCCTACTGGAATTTCAGCATCAGTAACGACTAATAACAGTTCTGCCGTAACAATCACATTTACTACAACCGCTACTGTATCAGCGGCATGTGAAGCGACAATTCCGGTTGTTGTGGATGGCATCACAGTTAATAAGAAGTTCTCGTTCGCGGTAGCTAAGACTGGATCTAAAGGACAGGATGGAACTTCAGTAACGGTATCTTCAACCGAAGTTAAGTATGTAGCAAGTGATAGTGGAACATCTACACCTGGAAGCTCTGCAAGTTGGGCCACTACAGTGCCATCAGTAGCGAATGGACAGTTCCTTTGGACTAGAACTATAGTAAATTATTCTGATGGAAAATCTACAACATCGTATTCCGTTTCTTACAAGGGTACAAACGGAACTAATGGTACATCAGTAACAGTATCTTCTACATCCGTAACTTACCAGACAAGTTCAAGTGGTACAACAACACCTACGGGAACTTGGAGTAGTACAGTGCCAAACGTTTCTAACGGTCAGTATTTATGGACAAAAACATACGTTAAATATTCTGATGGTAAAGAAACAACTTCTTACGCGGTTTCTTACAAGGGTACCAATGGTACAAACGGTAAAGACGGTGCGAATGCTATCCATATGACAATCACATCTTCAAACGGAACTGTATTTAAGAATAATTCCGGTTCAACAGTATTGACGGCTCATGTGTTTGTTGGTGGTGTTGAACAGACTATAACTGACGCTGGTGTTTGTGGGGATCTTGGTTCCGTTAAATGGTATAAAGGAACCTCGGTGGTTTCAACGTCTAAGACTATAACCGTATCCGCAAGCGATATTACTAGTTCACAGGCATATACGGTTCAGTTAGAAAAGTAAGAATAGGAGAATTAATATGGCAGTAAAAGCAAGTGCTCAGATAACGATTATGTACGTTGTCGATGTGAAAGCGTATTATCGATACTATCTGTTACAGTCATCTACGCTTTCGACGCCATCGAAACCTACAACATATCCGCCGTCATCGACGTGGGATGATACAGAGCCAGCATATGTAGACGGCAGTACAAATACTTTATATTTCGTAGATTGTACGGTGTTTAATGATAATACCTATAAATATTCAGAGGTATCAAAATCTTCTTCGTATGAAGCAGCTAAAACGGCTTATAATAAAGCGGTTAATGCCGAATCTACAGCTAGTGACGCTCAAGAATCTGCCGATAAAGCACAAAATGATATCGATAATATAAAAATATATACTTATACGGTATTGTCACTGGATGGCGGATCAACATTAACATATTTCGATTTCTCCGGACATATGGAGAGCGGTACAATATCCAACGGCGCTGATAGTGATAATACAGCATACGTTCGATCTTACGAATATGTGAAAGTGACCGGCGGAAGTACTTATATTTGGAGTATTAAGGATATTGATGGGACTGAAAAAATACCAACTACACATTTCTATAAACATGAACTCGCTGAAGATGGTAGTGATGTTTATACGTATCTCAGTTCTCAATCCAATGCTACTATTACTGTTCCGGAAGAAGCGGATATATGTTTACGTTTTAACGTGGCGATTATATCTGAAAACGTAACGAACGCGGCGTTGGAATTAACGTTGAGCGATCTCGATTCAATAATCGAGAGTCAGACAGTTGATGTATATGTCGGTATATATACGACGCTTACTTCTTACATGAGTGTCGATGCAAACGAATACGAATGGGAGTTAACAGACTCAAGTTCGTTCAAAAATTTAGAGGATCTAATAAATCAGCTATCCGATAAATTATATAATGAGACAGACGGTAATATAACCATATTAAATCTCGGCATCGAAGCCGCTCAAAACGCCGCGGATGATGCTCAAGACGCTGCTGATAATGCTCAAAATTCGGTGGATCAGTTGGATGATAAATTATACAACGAAGAAACCGGCGATATTTATAAAATAGGCGGCGACATAAACGATATAAATGAGCGTTTAGGTTACATCTTAATTAAACCAGAAGAACCGTCTATCACTCTACTTACAACGCCGCCTGATCCGGATGATCCGGAAAAAGAAGCTATTGGAAGCAGAGTGGTCGTAAATAATGAAAAAGTGTCATTCCAACAAAAAAGATCGGAAGAAGACGGGTTAACAGAAGGTGCTTATATCGGGTATGTCGAAAACGATCGAACCGCTATGGCCGCAACAAGTGTGTATATTACAGAAACATATCCAAGAGTCGAAAATCCAGATCCAACTTCGGAAGAAAAATGGATCGGTGGACTTTGTTGGATCGCTAGAACAAATGGACATTTATCTTTAAAGGTGGTGAAATAGTATGGCAACGGTAACAAGTTCGGTATTTGATGACGATTTTAAAGCTTATATGACATATAGCACCAGTTCTACTAATACCACCTACAGTGTCACGGTAACGTCGGCTGGTGTATATATTGCTTGTTCTTGGGCTAGTTATCCTTGGAAAACAACGTTATCAGCCACCAGTTATGACACAAGAACTGGTACACTCGGATCAGCAACTCGAAACCAAGGGTATCATGGAGTAATCACGACTGATAAAACTTATTCATGGACGAGAAAAACGTCGGCGTATTCGGTAACTATAAAAGTAACGACCAAAAAGAACACTTCCGATACGAGTACGGGTACTAAATCGGTAACATTTACCGTACCGGCTTTAGCGTCATATAAAGTATCGTATAACGCTAATGGTGGTTCAGGTGCTCCTTCGGCACAGACTAAGTATTATGGCAAAACACTCACGTTGTCAAGTACTAAGCCTACTAGAACGGGTTATACTTTTGAAGGTTGGGGTACGAGTACGACTGATACGACACCTGCCAAACAACCTGGCGATAGCTATACTTCTAACGCAAGTGAAACGTATTACGCGATTTGGAAAAAGACCATAACTCTTAGTTATAATGCTAATGGTGGTTCAGGCGCTCCTGCGAGTTCGTCCTCAACTATATATAACGCAACAACGAGTAAAACTTTTACCATATCCAGTACGAAACCTACGAAAAGTGGGTATACGTTTGTGGGTTGGAGTAAAACATCCACCGCGACATCCGCTTCTTACTCGTCAGGTGGTAGTATAACACTCTCGTCTAGTGATACATTATATGCTATTTGGAAAAAGACCATAACTCTTAGTTACAATGTTAACGGCGGTAGTGGTGGCATTGCGAGTCAGAGCGCAACCGTATATAACGCGACTACTAGTTATACATTCACACTGTCAAGCACTAAACCGACACGAACCAATTATGTATTTTTGGGATGGGCAACATCGTCTACGGCGACAGCACCATCATCAAGCATATCTAACGGAAAAATAACGGTTTCATCTAGCACTACTCTGTATGCGGTATGGAAATTGAATTATGTTGCTCCGAATATAAAAGTATCGGCCAAACGTGTCGATGATAGTGGTAACGATGCCGACGAAGGCGTAAAAGGTAGAGCAACTGTTGTTTGGACGGCCGGTACGTTAGGTGGTGCTGTTCAGGCTTCAACAATCACGATACAGTGTAGTATAAGCGGTAATAATAGCTGGACAACCGTTCATACCGCAAATGTAACCGCTGCGTCTGGAACTACGACTACGGCCGTGTTCGATTTACCGGTTATGAGCGGTACGACATCTGCTGAAACTCAGTACGATATAAAAGCTACGATTTCTGATTCGAGTGGTAGTGCTTCAGCTTCGACATTTATATCTAAAGCGCAATTCGTTATAGATATAAATGAAGATGGCACCGGTGTATCTTTCGGATCAGCGTGTTCTAAACCAGGACTATCAAGCTCATGGAACATATATTTGGATAAAGGAAAGTATATACACGGTGTGCTTGGAGCAGATGGTTTGGATCATCGTTTGGTAGGAACCTCATCGAGTGTCGATTCGGATATCCACTTCTGTTATACAAGTTACGAGAAGAGTGTTGGGACGGTATATTATAGCGGAAATAAGGTTTATATTCGTTCTAGGGAAGATATTGATATAAATAATAGAATTAACGTTAACGGTAGTGTCTGTATACCAAACACTAGCTACATCGGTTGTAAAAACACTGCCGGTAATTATAGAAATTCGCTTTGTATAAGTTCCAGTGATAATTTGTTGGTCGGATATGGGCAATACAATAGTTCAGAGGGGTCTACATATGTGTACGGATATAACGGATTATATTTAAGATCTAGTACCAAAATTTATCCGAATACCACCATAGAATTTCCTAACACCTATGGTATTCGAGGAAAAACTACAGGCGATACGAGTTTAACCTTAGCATATGTTTCTTCGTCTAATAACATTATATATGGCGATTCTTCAAACGCTAGTTATGTGTATTTACAGAATAAACATTTTCAATTAAGGTTAAATCCTCCGGATTCAGGCTCATCGATAAATGGGTATTTCTATCCTGTTGCCGACGCTTTGGTTTCTTGTGGTACATCTTCACATAAATGGTATAGACTTTATGCTGGAAGTGCGACAGTATTAACTTCTGATAGACGTCAGAAAGAAAATATAAAACCGTTAGGAAGCGTTTCAAAAACTATCAATTCTTCCAGCGCTACATACTCCATGAACCCAAGAAGTCGAAGTGTCGAAACCGAAAGAACGGATATATATTCTGAATTATTCGATAGGTTAGAGCCCGTTGAATACAACTTAATAAATAGTGGTAATAGACGAAAGAATTTTGGTCTTATCGCCCAGGATATATTAGCGGTTATGGAGGAACTCGGTATAGATGAAGATGAACTTGACCTGGTTTATCATGAATATCATAAGGACGAAGAAACGGGTGAAGAATTTGATACTTATGGACTGGCTTATGAAAATCTCATAGCTTTGTTAATACACGAGGTCCAGAAATTGAAAGGAGTAAACAATGAAGGATAAACTCATGCAGTTGAAAAACACATTAGGTTTGGTCGAAACAAGAGGTGAGAGCACGATGATTATGGCCGATTGCATTCGTTTCATAGACCAGACGATTAAAGAAATCGAAGAGACTACGAACCCTGCAACCGAATAGGTTGTATTTTTTATTGTCTAAAAAGGAAAGGAAGGTATATCGAAATGAATAAAGGAACTATTATCAGAACGTTAGTGTTAATTCTTGCGTTTGTCAATCATGCACTCACAATTGCGGGGAAAAATCCTTTACCGTTTGACGACGCTATGATCGAACAGATGGTGGCTTTCGGATTTGACTTTGTAGCGTCCGTAGTTGCTTGGTGGAAGAATAACGACTTTACTGAAGAAGCTTGCGTTGGTACTGGTATGACTAGACTTTTAAAAGCTAAGGAGAAAGGTAAAGTTGTAGGTGAAAACTTCTTTGATGAGGCAGAGGAGGTAGAATAATATGCGTAGCGCTATATTCAGACAGTATGATTCCAGATGGGGCAGCCTTCCTTATCCAACCAAAGCGTATTCATTCGCTGGTAACGGATGTGGATGTTGCGCTTGTACTCATCTGATCATCGAACAGGACAAGTATAAGAACTATACTCCTAAGAACGTAAGACCTTATATGGTCAACCAGGGATTCGCTACTAAGGGTCATGGTACTACATGGAACGGTATTACTGAAACTCTGGAACACTACGGATATACGGTAAAAAGACCGAATATTTCGTCTTCTATGTCCGCTGCTTGGAAGGAACTGAATAAGGGCGGTAGAGCCGGAATTCTGTTATTCAGAGCTGGATCAAGAGGTGGTGTTACTTGGACTTCAGGGGGACACTACGTTGCTTTCTTGAAGTATAAGTACGAGAATAATAAACACTACTTCTACACTAAGGATAGTGGTGGTAGAAAGAATGATGGATGGCATTGTTACGAAACCACTATGAAGGGTCTTCTTCCTCAGATGTGGATCGTTACGCTTCCCAAGCAGACTACTACATCTACTACAACTAAGAAACCAGCTACAACAACTACAAAGCTTAAGACAAAGACCGCAACCAAGGCAGCTCAGTCATATTCCGGATCAATCGCGGGTAGTTATAAAACCACGGATGAACTGAATATTCGTAACGGAGCTGGAACTGAACATAAGATCTTAGTAACTGTTCCAAAAGGAACCAAAGTTAAGAACTATGGATATTATACTAAGGTCTCTAAGACTAAGTGGCCTCTGGTTCAGTTCACTTATAAGAATACTCAGTACACAGGCTTCTGTAGTAGCAAGTATCTTAAGAAAGTGTAAGGAGGACTGGAGATGCCTGAACAATTCGTGATTAACACGGATGCCGTCCTTGCATGGTGCGCGTTTATAACGGCAATCGGTGCTGCGGTGGTCTTGATATGGAAAGCTTTAAAACCGGTATTCAAACCGTTCAAAGACGTACAAGACGAACTTAAAGAGATAGAAAAAAGAGGTCATGATCATGATGAAAGATTCCAGGAAGGTGAAGAGCGAATGGAACGACACGATGAAATGTTGAAGGAGATACAGGCCGATACTAAAATCATGATGAAATCTCTCGCTCTATTAATGAGTCATGCCGAGACCGGAAACAATACCGGCGAAGTAGCACAAGGACGAAGAGAACTTGAAAATTATTTAATTAACAAATAAACGACATCGTATAAGTTATAACTAAATATGCTTTAAATACTTTAAATCTTGTCATGTAAAAACCTCAAATATATAGATTCCAATAACGATGTCGTTTAGATAAAAAGAGAAAACATCTCGCCATATGCCTTTATACTAGTTGGCGGTGCGGGGTGCTTTCTCTTTTATTTTTCTTTTTCGCGATAATAACAATCTCTTTTATGGAAGGAAGACATAAAACGAAAGGATGATTTATCATGTTAAACGTTGGTAAAGTTGTAAAAATAGCTGTACAAATCGCAGTAGGAGCAGCGGTTGGAGTTATGGTAAATGACTTTTCTAAGAAGTATGTTGGTGAACCATTACAGAAATTTATGGATTCTATGGCAGAAGAAAAATACAAAATGGATAAAGAAAAAATCGAAAAGGGGCTTTAACAACCCCTCTTCTTTTTTAATACTTCGCGTATTTTACAAGGTATATTATGAGAACATAATATATTAAAGGATGGTGTGGTTACGATGTTTGAAACTAAATTTAAAGTTGTTGAGATTCGTGATAATGGAGTTACTATGACTCACTATCTCAAAGGAACTAAAAAAGAAGTTAAGAAAGACGTCGAGATGTTCAAACAACAATTCAAGAAATATGAAATGTTCGGAAAAGAAGGAATGGTCGTGTGGGCTTAAGGCTCACATGGTCTTTTCTTTTTCTCAAATTATTGATATTCCACCATCGGGAGCAAGTATATCCTCATGAATGTGCTTATACATGCTCCCTAAGATGGGTGTAAATTTAACTCACGGTTTTAAACCCTGAGTTTGACTGATATTTTGTATGGTTCCCAATGGTACGCCATCCCTCTAGCAAAATCTTCCGGATATAGATGTCTGTTTTCTCTACTTAATCTTATAGGGGCTGGACGTTCATATTCCATACGTTCTATTATTTCTTTTAAATATTGATTCTTTGTTTTGGCCGGAATGTCCGGATCTTTTAACATATTTAACGCATCTGTAAATTTTAGAAGCTGATCCTTGTAATCGATTTGTACGGGGGCGGAATCCTCAGCTTTACATAATGCTTGTCGAACTTCCTCTTTCTCTTCAAGTACTTTTTTATTTAGCTTTTGGAATATCTCATTAGGCATTTGCTTCGCTGGGTCAGGATCATGAAGGGCTTCCCATTGAGCTAATTCCTTTTTCTCCAACTCTTCCATTTTAGCCTTCAAACGCTTTATTAAATCCAGATGAAGTTTCGCTGAATCATTCTTATTTTCTTTAACACGAACCTCGAAATCCTCTATACAATCTTTTAATATTCGGCATGTATATTCCATTATTTCTTGGAAGTCTACCGATCCAGTCTTACAATGCACTTGATTACCGCAATGTAATATTGGAGCATGATATTCAACACCTTTTCTTCTAAAGGTATTATATGTCATAACCGAACCACATTTCTTACAAAACACCAAACCACTTAAAGGGTTCTTCAAAGTTTTATTTGTATTTGTGCGGTGGCGTTTACCTTTTATTCGCTGCGCTTTATCGAATATTTCTTTTGATATTATAGGTTCATGCTTACCTTCGAAAAGAAGATATTCTTCTGGCTTCGGACGAGTCTTTCTTATTTCCTGGTCCTCTATAACTATTACAGTCTTGCGGAAGTTCCATCTAACATATCCTATATAATGTTCGTTACTCAACATGTTAAAGATTGTAGTTGGTTTCCATATGAAACTACCCCTCTTCGTTTTAACTCCTAGAGCTTCTAATCTTCTACAAATTGCTGTAACTCCGATATCTTCATTACAATACCAATCAAAGATCATTCGAACATATTCGGCTTCTTCTTCATTTATTTTTAATGTATGACACTCTTTCTTACCGTCGACTATAACATCCTTATCATATCCAAATGGTGCGAAAGTACCTAAGAAGTTACCATCTTTTACACTAGCAAGTTTTCCACGAGCTTGAATTTTCTTATAATATTCTAGATATTCATTACCTCGTTTTAATTCTCGTTCAAAAGCATCTCTATCATATTCATCTCGTAGATCATAAGTCTTCATAGGTGTGATCACGTACGTATTTGTATATCGGAGTATTCTGATAAGTCTACCAGCATCCTCAAGATCACCACGACTTAACCTTTGTACGTCTACTACCATTATGGCTTGAACTTCTGGGTCTTCGATATCCTTCAATAATCTCGTTATTTCAGGACGTTCTTTTAGTGATTCACCACTTCCTACTTCCATATAACAATTCTCTTCTGGTATAGGACCACCGACGATATATTTCTCGGCATATTCATCCAATATTTTATTATGCTTTTCTAACACCTCCTCGACTGAAAGTAATGGGTCATCCATCCTAGACTTTCGTCCGTATTTCTTTGTTCTGTTGCTGTAAAACTTTGGATATTCTTTAAACATATTTAATATCCTCCTTTCTTGTGAACATATTACTAGAAAAGGAATGAAATTACAACTAGTTAGATAATTTAATCTAGATTTAAAATTCCGTGATAACCCGTACGCAGGTGACAACAATAATTATTATATTACAATAGTAACAATTGCCCCGGAGTTATAGAGAGGTGGATATGGAAAAGACGTATAAGTACGATAACGCAATTATACGAGTCACATCAAGTAAGTCATGTAGTAGAGAAGAGTTAATTAAATCTACAGAAGAGTTTATGAAGAAAGTTTTACATGGAGGAAAGAAACATGGCAACACTAATTCGACCAGAAATCTCAATGAAAAATAAGTATTATATCGACAAACACCGGCACTATGAATTGAAACATTTTTGCTTACAATATCCTTTATGGAAGAAAGCATATTCTGAGTTGGATGATATGACCGTATCATTAGCGGTTGTGGATGGGGTACGGACAAGTAATCTACCAGGAGATCCAACGGCTAAGCGAGTATTACTCAAAACATATTATATGGAGCGAATTGAATTACTTGAATCTGTGGCATTACGAGCAGATCCGTATTTGCATAGATATATTTTAAAAGCG